TGCGTCTGGCTATCTCGATGCCACCGGGCTCCGCCAAGTCAACGTATTCATCCATCCGCTTCGCGGCGTGGCACCTTGGACGTAAGCCGAATGATCGCTGGTTGCAGGGTGCGCACACGCAGACGTTTGCCAAGGACCGCCTTGGTAAGCCTGTCCGCAACATGATCGCCGACCCCCGCTTCCGCGAAGTATTCCCTGAGACAGGTTTGTCTGCATCCTCGTCGGCTGCGGACTATTTCGAATTCGTTGGTGGGGCCGGGTATTACAAGGCTGTCGGCGTGGGTGTGGCTGTTGCCGGTTACCGTGCAGACATCGCCGCAATCGATGACCCAATTGCATCCCGTGAAGACGCGGAGAGCCCGACCATCCGCCGTAAGCTGCACGAATGGTTCATGGATGACTTTGGCACCCGACCGATGCCGGGCTCGCCTCTATTCGTCGTGGCTACACGCTGGCATGAAGACGACCTGATCGGACACGAACTCGAACGCCTCGAATCTGGCGTGGCTGAACACGACTGGACAGTTATCAATATTCCCGCACTCGCAGGTGACAACGATCCGCTTGGACGTCAACCCGGTGAGGGTCTCTGGCCCGAGGTATTTGGCACTGCATTCTTTGAAGCCAAGCGTCGCGGAACGATCCCACGTACGTGGAACAGTCTCTATCAAGGCGTACCTACCGACACCGAAGGCGGTGTATTGAAGTCGGAGAACATCAACCGCTACAAGACTGTCCCCGAGGACATCATGCGCAAGGATGGGCAGGGCGTACACAAGAAAGTTATCAAGCGCGTCACCCTGTCTGTTGACTGCGCCGAGAAGGCCAAGGAACGTAATGACTGGACGGCAGCGACTGTCTGGATTGAGACGACCGATGGCAGACACTTCCTCGTTCACGCAGGCCGAGCCCGCCTAGAATTCACGCCGCTGACCAAGTGGATCGATACGCTTGCAACAGAGTGGAACGTCGATCAGGTGCTGGTGGAAGACAAAGGCGCAGGCACGCAGTACATTCAGGTGCGCAAGGAAAAGCCAAAGGGCTTCCCAGTCATTCCGATGAGCACCATGAACAAGTCCAAGGAATTCCGCTTCGACGGCGTCACACCGATGTTCGCCGCAGGCCGCGTTCTGTTCCCAGAAGCAGGCAACGATTGGATAGCTGATCTTGAGCACGAATTGCTTGTGTTCCCGAACGGCAAGAACGATGACTATGTGGACAGCGTCTCGCAGTACCTTGCGTACAGCAGAAAAGGGAACGTCAAGCGTGGCTCGCGTTCTGTCAACAGCGGCATGCGTGGCGTTTAACGGCGCTGCAACTCGTTCAGGATGATGCGCAAAGCACCTCTGGCATGATACCCAATCAACCCCGATATCAGGGCGATGGCTATCACAGCAGGCTGACCGAATGCAGGCAACATAACTGCTGAAAGCATCAACAATATACCAAGCATCGCGAGTATTTCACAAAGTCTTTCCATGCGGCACAAATACATACCATTTGTTCGACCGTCAACAGCTTATTCTCTTGACCTGTTCGCCTGTAGGTGGCATTATTTTCATATCAGGTAAGGCTCATCTGATATGTCCTCCAATGTTGAACTTCACGCCCCGCCCTTAATCCGGCGGGGCTTTTTTGTTTGGGACCCTTGGGAATCGGAAAGCCCCCAGCCCATTTCCTGGCGGGTTATCCGGCGGTGTGACGGGTGGGTTACCAGATCGTTAATAATTTATCAATAGCGAAATTAGTTCTTGTATAGCGAAACCGAATCGCTTATGTGTTGTTCAACGGAATGAAAAGGAGATCGACGTGGACACAGATACACAAAAGATAGAACGGGTAGACGTCTGGTGGGTTCAGGAGTTTAAGACTTGGGCCGTCACGATGTATGACGCGGAGGGAAACTCTATGCCACAGGACAATGGCGAAGAGTGTGAATACCATCACCGCAAGCACGACGCGGTACGGTCAGCGTCATTGATCTGTGAGCAGCATGCTGTTAACCTTTCCGTCTATACAAAGAACGGGACCTTTAACTGATGTTGCAATACGCCTTCATGCTCCACTTCAAACAGATGGTTGATCGTAAGATCGCAGCCATGACGGAAGAGGACTGGAAAGCTCTGGAAGAGGAAGTGTGCATCAATGAAGAGTTTGATGCACACAGCCCATCCCTATGCGTCGTACAGGGACCCAAAGAAATTCGATACCGGCCCACCATCGTTGCAGGACCCATGGGATTTCATGGGAGTGTGTCCAAGGTGTATCTCGGACCTCGTCATGACACCATCGAACATGCGCTGTCTGATGCTGTAGATGCCGCGCATCTTACGGAAATCGGCGGAACAACCGGCCTTCTCCACGCCTATCAGTCTATCCGATAAGCCTTGCAAATAAGGCCCTACACTACCTGGCGAAGACTCAGGCGCGATTATTTAGCAAGCGAGAAATTTAACAATTTGATTCGGTGTTGCACAGATGCCACAGGGCGCTGACGCGCCTTAGTATCATAGGGACCCATGCGAATCGAATCACCGGCACCCTCTTAATTTGGAAGATGTGACAAATTATTTCCCTGTCCCATAAAATCCCATGACCGACCACGAATCAGTCTACCCGAATCACCTGATCCTGTAAAGCATTGAAAAACAACGGTATATTTTGTCACATTTGCCCGAATCATGTGACATTTTCTAGTATTCCGCACATTATCTGCACCTGATTCGTGCCCAGAGCAGGGACCCAAGCGAATTCACATGCAGGGACCCAAGCGAATCGAATCACCGGGACCCTTGTTTTTTAATGAGGGGGCGCACTATGTTTTGTCACATTGGTCGGGGACCCTAACAGATTTACATGCGGGGACCCTATCGAATCGAACAAGGGGACCCTAGTGAATCGACGCAGGCTTGGGTGTATGCTATAAGTGATTCGCACCCCCTGACGGGGGAAACAGGAGCATTGACTTGATAGAAAACCTCAAAGGCCCAAAGGATCACTCTAATAGAGGCGATTGGTGGCATGTTGATAGCCAAGAGCGAAAGATCGGATACCTTTGGCCCGAGGATATGCGCGCCGTGCTCGAAAGCATCTGGGGACGTCGTCAGGGTATAAAGAACTTCGCCCGCTACGCGGGGCTCAACATCACGACCGTCGAGAAGTATTGCAACGGTAAGGTACCCGTCCCAAAACATATCGCGCTGCTGGTGCTAAACATGCAGGAGCTATTCCTCGAACGCGGCGCACATCTTAAAGCGCACCCGTGGCGATCTATCCCCACCGTTGATGCACCGTGGCTACCAGAAGAGCGTCAAGACGAGAAGTTCACCGTCCCGACCAAGCCGTTCGGTTGATACACGCTCTTATCAGAAGCTTTCATTTTCGTTATCACGATCTTTCATTTTCAGTATAGCGCACGCACCCGCACCCGCTGACGCGGGCATGCAATAGGTTTTTATGCTGTGCGGTTGATCGGTAATCCTGCTGCCAACACTGGCGACCTTGAACGCGCGCAGCGTGTTCATGGGAGCAGCATTGCCACAGTCCCGCGTCAGCGGGTGTTGCCGATTCGTTCCTGATTCGTTCCAGCGCCTTATCATGCTCTCGCATTTTCGTTATCACACTGGATCATTTTTCTTATCATGCTCTCGCATTTTTCTTATCACGCGCTTTCATTTTTTCTGGCGAGCGAACTCGCGCACTGGCGCGCGCTCTTGTCACGATCTCGCGATTTTCTCTTATCACAATCTCTGATTTTTTCTATCGCGGAATCCGATTTTGTGGCGCGCCGCGAATCGAATCCGCCCGCCGCCCGCCAAAAAAAAAAAATTTTGAACGGATTCCGCACTCCTAAACCGTCCCCTACTCGCCCGGTGTCCGCCCGGCTTTCCTGACCTCACATAGACTTTACCCCGATTCGCGCGGCGGGGTCAATAGAAAATCCCGCCGCGCTTAAATTATTTTTCAGGCATCAGAATCCGCTTGACTTGCGGAATCGTTTTACCCGTCCGCCGCGCCAATTCCGCGACCGTTAGATTCGGGTACCGGTCGAAAATTTCGCGGATATCCGAATCGCTCGCGCCGTGCGCACTTGGCAAATTTTCCATCACTTGACCTTTCCCGCGCGCCGCGCGGCTTTTGAGGCGGCGCGCTTTTGTTTCTTTGAACCCGGACGCCCCCACGAACCCGCCGCGCGGCGTCCGATTTTCTTTGCAGTGTTTTCCATGGCGCTAGGCCTTTCACTGTGGCGCGCTTAATACCGGCGCGCGCCTTAAACCGTACCGCCCCTGCATCGGGCAGCTCACAAGTGTTATGACATAGGGCAAAACGATTCGCAAGAAAAAAGATTTAGGTTGATTGAGTTTTTTTTCTTGTACGCCGTGGCCCATTGTGTATAAAGGAATCAGTTGAAACGCTGTTGAAAGGAATCACAATGGCAAACGGTGCAATAATTTTTGAGGGCAAAAGCGCAATTGACGGGCGCGATATCGTGGTAATCGCTACAGGACTCAAGGCGTCGAGCGCTAACGTCAAAACGGGCGCGCTTGTCCAGACGTGGATTCTGCTGAAAGATATCCACCCGCAAGAGGCGGCGGATACTGGCGCGGACTCGTCAATCTGTGGCGCGTGCCCTCATCGCGGTACGCTGGAAACGCAAGCGGATGGCACGACAAAAAACGTCGCGCGGTCCTGCTACGTGACTCTATTCCAAGCGCCGCGCAATATTTGGCAATCCTACAAGCGCGGAATCTATCCACGCGTCAAAGGCGACAAGGCGCGCGCTTTACTTGCCGGGCGCAATGTCCGACTCGGTGCCTATGGTGACCCGGCGGCGGTACCTTTCCATATCTGGAATCACGTGCTGGCAGATACCGCGCGCGGTACGGGATACACACACCAATGGAAAGCGTGCGACTCGCGCTTTGCGCGCTATTGCATGGCAAGCGCGGATAACGCACAAGAGGCCGAGCAAGCGCGCGCGCTAGGTTACCGGACGTTTAGAGTCGGCACGCGTGCCGAGTCGATTGTGCAAGGCGCTGAATTCTTGTGCCCGGCGTCAAAAGAGGCTGGACAGAAAACCAATTGCGCGGCGTGCCTTGCATGCGGCGGCACGCGTTCGCCTAACAAGGCAAGCGTGTTTATTCCGGCGCATGGCGCGGCGGGAAAGATTAACGCGTTTGAAAAGCGCATAGCAGAAAAGGAGTCGGCGCATTAGATTAGGTTTAGGCGAAATCGCAATTCTACTCGTGATGTTAGTAATTTTGCGCTACATATAAAAGCAAGGCAAGGCGGAATGATTCGCCTTGCATCCCCCGGCAAAGGAAAGGAATCCACGCCATGAAAAAATTCAAATCGAACGACTCGCAAGAGCAAGGCAAGCAGCGCGACAAGACTCGCGACCGGGCAGGCATCAAGGCGGCGCGCAAGGCGGCGCGGCAAGCCAAGGAATCGCGGCGCGATTTTGAGCGCGGCGACTGGACCTAAAAAAGATTTAGGCGGCGGGAAATTAGTTATTGACCCGCCGCCCGAATCAGTCCAAAGTGTGAGGGAAGTCAGGAAAGGCGCGCCGCCCGCGCCGAGTAAGGGAAGCGAGGGTCGCAGGAATCCGTCCACCGCGCGCCAAAAAAATTTTGAACGGATTCCGCACTCCTAACCCGTCCCCTACTTTACCGGTGTCCGCCGGTATTTCCTGACCTCACATAGACTTTACCCCGATTCGCCGGATGCTACAAGAAAAGAATGTTAGGAAATGTGAAATTATTATGTTGACCGCGCTGACGAATCATGCCAAAAAGGGTTATCGAAACGCACAACGGAAGGGAAATCCAATGGCTGACAAACCAAACACCCCCGCGCAAGACGTGAAATTTCACATGACGTTCGCCGTTCAAATGCTTAACATAGGGCGCATGGAAATGGCAAACGAAAGCTTCGCCAAGGCAAATGCCATTCTGGAATCTATGATTGAGCGAGGCGCATAAATAATTTAGGCGGCGGGAAATTAGTTATTGACCCGCCGCCCGAATCAGTCCAAAGTGTGAGGGAAGTCAGGAAAGGCGCGCCGCCCGCGCCGAGTAAGGGAAGCGA